TTAGTTGCTAATCACCAACTCCTGAGCTTTCTTCTGGCTCTTGGTGTTTACGGTATAATTGAGGCTCACCTCTTCCAGATCAAAGTCCGCGAAGATCTCTCTAATCTGCGGGGTGTCATTGATGGACAGAAGGAAGCGCCCCTTTAGGCTTTTGAGTTGGTCTGCCAGCTTCTGAAAATCATCAGCTGTGAAAACGCCCTTCCCATAATAATCCTCGCAAGCCCAATATGGCGGGTCCAGATAGAAGAGTGTCTCAGTGCGGTCATATCGTTGGATGCAATCAGCGTATGATAGACGCTCTATGATAACGCCTGATAACCGCTCGTGAACATCCTCCAACAAAGGCACGATCTTACTCAGATCAAATCGTGCCCCGCGTAAGGAGACGCCAAAGGTGCGGCCGTCAACCTTGCCTCCAAAGGCTGTGCGCTGCAGGTAGATAAAGCGGGCAGCCCGCTCCAGATCAGTCAGCGTGTCAGGATCTACTTTTGCCAAACGCTCAAACTCAGAGCGGCTTGTCAGCTGGAACTTGAGCACCTCAAGGAACTGCGGGTAGTGACGTTGCAGGATGCGAAATAAGGTCACCACGTCCCCGGAGATGTCATTGATGACTTCACACCTGGGTTGATCAGCTCGGCGGAAAAAGATCCCGCCCATGCCGACAAATGGCTCCACATAGGTTTGGTGAGTGACCGCGCTAATTCGGGCGGAGACGTGCTTGGCAAGTTGCATTTTCCCTCCGATATATGCGGCTACAGGTTTCACAGGCTTAATGGGAGTAAGTTTCATTTCTTATTGTTGTTTTCTAAGGGCTCATCTGGCCTCAGATCATTATATGTGCCACAGCGACGGCACTTGATTTCTACACGCCCCTGAAGGGCATTCTGTTCTTTTTTGAGGAGGAGAGCTGCACATTTGCAGCACTTGATAGACTCCACTTTATATCTCGCATAAGACAGTCCCGCAGCTCATTATTTGGTGAGTTAATGCAGCGGGAGCAGTGATATGTTTAGTCTCACTGGCTGGGCTTCTGGGTGGTACTTGATGCCCGGTGCCCGGAGATTTCTCCGGGCCTTCCGCTTCATATTATGTCAGGAGGCTCGAACCTTCGCCGGATGTGTTCCGGCTTATGGCGCTGGTTTTTCCCAAAGGTCACCATCTGTTGGATCTGGGATCGGTTCCATGTTCTGGATCTGAGCAGAGCGTTCCAAAATCCAGTCACGGTGATCATCTGCAGCATCAAGAACGGCCTGGACGTGTTCTTGCGTGGTGAACGTCAAATCCACCCCAGCGGAGGTTTTGTAGGCTTTGCCTTCAGGCCCAATTATGCCGCGCTCAAACCCACGCAACAAACCTTCCAGACGGCTGATACTGTCCGTATCGCACTTAAACTGGATGCCGTTGATCTTCGTACCTAAAACGATGCGTTGCTCCGCTTCCTCAGAAACTTGAGCCGGAAGATGTTTTTTTCCTTCAAGCACCCAATCAGTACCGTCCCAGGAACAATCACTGATTGGTTTGACAGGCACTTCAACAGTGCCATCAGGGTAAGAATTTAAAATATCCTCACCCGGTTCCCCAGTGGTTTGCCAGTACCCTTCGTCAGGATGGAAATAACCCTTTTCAGAACTCATTGCGTATGACCCTTAATCTATATTGAACGTTGTTAGCGGAATTCAGAGCAGTGCCTATACCCCTCCGTATTTCTGTAAAAATGCCCATGCGCTACAACCACTACTACACAGACGTAATGGCCACTTGGGGGTCTTGATACAGTCACCCAAGTGATCCCATCCTTGGACCATTGAACCGAACAGTTGGACGTTAATATTTGTACAAGCATCAGCCTCCCTGAGGTGTTTTGGTATTTTACATTTCGGGATCGCGAAGAAGAAACGTCGTACCAGGCTTGTCCTTCGCCCAACCCTTGACCAACCCCAGCAGCTGCAGATAGCGCCGCTATGTTACCCGCATGGGCAAAGTAGTCGGTTGATTTGGTAGCTGCAGACCCCAGCCCCAGCTTTTCACGCCAAGCACTTGACGTGGTCAGAGCCAACACCGTTAGCGAAAACGCGCTGATCTTGGACGCATCCAGCTTGCTACCAACCGCATTGAGGATCTCAGTCGCAAAGTTGGGATTGTCACCCAGAGCTGAAGCCAGCTCATCCAGTGTATTAAGTGCGCCCGGAGCAGATGCCACAAGGTTGGCAATGCGCTGATCTACCTCCACCTTGGTGTAAGCATCCACAAGACCCAACTCGGCCATGGTCGTAGGCTTATCTTCCAGCTCGCCATAAGCGTGAGTATGCTCACCGCCAGACTTGGTAGCCAGTGCTGTTGTCAGCCCATTCACATCCTCAATCTGATGATTGTGCACCTTGGGAGCCGCTACTTCTGCAAGCGTTTCATGCAGGCGTTTCGGGTCAATGACCTTCTTTTCAACACTGGCGTCTTTCGCCTCCACTCCACTGGCCCACGGATAGGCAGAGACCACCCAGCCTTGTGTTGCGTATCCGTCCAGTGGATTGACGACCAGCTGAATGGCATCAGAGTTGGTGATCTGTAAAACGATCTGAATGGTCAGCGTAGAGGCTGTTCCATCGGAAAGCTGCGCTTTGTAAGTCTCGGGATATTTGGCGATAGCAAACATATTGCCATCTTCATCAAACACCCCGGCCTCGCGGATCCACCACCCACCCACGTCTGGCGGGACTATCGCTTCAATGACCAACCAGGCCGGGTTCTGTACGTCCTGTGTTATCGACGTAATGGCAATGCGGTGCATCTCATTTCGCAAGGCATTCTCAGAACCGTCTGGATCATAAGCAGCCCCATTGGCATCTCCAAGTGCAAGCTCACTTATTTTGATTCCGCCTCCACCAGTAATAGCATCATTGAGAGCAGCAGAGCCTTGGTCTGTTAGGCGTGTATAATAGGTTGGATTGGTCATGCAGGCCTCGGATAGATTGTAGTGGAAACGTAACGGGGCCGCAGATGAGCTACCGCTCCTGCTAAGCCTTGACTTTGGATGGCTTCCGGCCGCCATGGGCGTATCCGCATCACTTCGCCGGTGGATGCAGCCGCACCAAATCCCAGAGCCATGGTGTTGTTCAACTCGGTGATAATCGGCGGGAAGATGCGGTTCTTGTGCAGATCAGAAACAAACCCACGGAAACGAACTGGAGCGCGGACAACTGAAAGCCAGCGGGTTGAGGTGTCTTGCGAATAGCGTTTGGTAGCCGCAATAGCCTTCAACGCGGTTTTTTGCACTTCAAGGCTCAAGGGCTCGTCTGGCGGGTCATCTAGATCACCAAGGCGCAGTGTAATCTGGTAGGTATCATGCGGGCCTTCAGGCTCTTGTTGCCACCAGTGTTCAATATCGGCGGCAATGCCGAGCAGGCTCTGGGCCAGTTTCACACCTTCATCGCGGCCTTTCTTCTCGTGAAGATCCCACGCCTGATCTATCAGCTTGCGCACAAGCGTATCCGGCAGGCCATCTTCTCCGATGAACTCATCCAGCGACCGGTCATGTACCGCTAACGGTAAAGCCGCTGTTGAGGTTTCCTCGGCATAGCGCTGCATTAGCGTGGCGAAATCAAACTCAGCTGCCATGGCCTCAAAAGCATCCAGCAAAGCCCGTGTGCGTGGCTCGTTGATACTGGGCGGAATAAGCGTATAGGGAAAGCGCCGGTCAGCCATTGCCAGCCACCGCTTCCAGAACCACAGTGCCAATCACGGCAAACTGGGTCTTCTCGAGCTGGCGGGAGGCAAGACCGGACACATCCAGCTCTACATCCACCACACCTTCCACGCGGTGCACCGCAGGCGTTAAGGCGGACAGAGCCAGATACTCACCCAGACGCCGCGACCAGATGGTTCCGGCCTCCCTAATTGCTTGCTCTGCAGCCGTACGTGCCGCCTCAAAATCACCGGTGGCTTTCAATTTACCGGTGATCTCCAGCACCAGACGCTCACCGGGATGAACGCTCAAATCATCGCCTTGCGGGCGCTTGCTGTCTGGGTCCAGATAGGTTTTCAGATCCTCGCAGAACTGAGCGCTTGGCACACCGGAGTTCAGCAGCACATAAAGTGCAATGCGGCCCGGTTCAGGCCGGATCACTTCCACATCGGCAATATCAGGAGAAAAGGCACGGGCTTGCTGGCGGTAGCTTTCTTTTGGTCCGGCTTTGGAGATGCGATCATGAGCTTTAGCGGCACGGTAGAGCAGCGAGCTATCATCTTCCGCAGTTGTTCCGCCTTCACTGGCCGTGATGTTGGTGACATTCACATCGGGGTAGCCCGCAGGCATTTGCGTGAGTTGACCGGCCAACAATCCATTGGCACCCAGCCCTGATTTTGTGGAGGTAGCGCGAGCAGTCAATGACAGCTCGCCTGCCTTCAAAATCTGCTGTTCATCGAGTGCAAATGAAACCGCCCCGGCGCTGACCTCAAGGCCGCGTGGCAAAACAAGATCGGTGCTGCGTGCGTCATCCAACGTGAAGGTCAGCTGTACAATAGCGGCCTTGGCCTTAAGCCGGAACGTGCCGTTGTTGGCGGCTGCAACATCCAAAGAAGGCCCTTTGGCAAACAGCAGCCAGCGCTTGTCGGCAGCGTCCTGACCTTCCTTGCCAAGCAATGACAAACAATAGGCCAGCAGGTTGATAAATAACATCTCATAGTGCGCCGGGTAGAGCTTGCGCTGTGGTCCGTCCGGGTGGGCTTCCCACCACGCCACCAACTTTTCTTTCCATGCCTTTGAGGAGGTCGTAAAGTGTTGCGGCGGGCCACGACGGATCAATTCATCCACGCTCAGGGCTTTGATCAGGTTCACCATCATTCAACCCTCATCAAATCAACATCGGTGCGCTGAATATCGGAAAGCACATCAGAGCGTGGTCGCCAATGAATAGCGGCGGTGAAGTATGCAAAGCCTGCTTGCTCCACATCAACGCGGTCAAGCAGAATGCGCGGCTCCCAACGCTCTAACCCCTCCCAGATCTCCTTGGAGATACCGGGAATGGCCTCAACGGGTACGCGGTCGATATAGGAAAGCGCATCGCAAAACTGCTCAGGTTCAGTGGGAACAGACAGCTTGGGCGTCAGGCAGATAATGCGGATGGATTGGGCCAGATCATCAAGACCAATGACCGCCTCATTCCAAGGCGCATCGCTCTCGTGTGCCAGCTTAATCTGCCAATGGAGGGGGTCTAAAACCATCGCCTGCAAACGTCCTTGCTAAAACTACCAGTTGTAGGCAAGGTATCGCGCGGGCGGGCAATCAGGTTACGGAAGTGTTCCGGTAAGGTGAGCTTTAATTCCCCTCAGGCACTCAACAGGAAAGATATTTCATGCAGAAATTAGCTAACAAGCGCGACATGGATTTGGTACGTGATCTGCTTCTAAAAATTGAGAGCGGTGAAAAAGTTTTTGAAATAACTTCAGACGAAGAGAGCGCAATTCTTGGGTGTGATCCCATCGGTATGAGTCAGGAAGAGGCTCATAAGTTGGAATACCATCTGAGGCTTCTTGATGATGCGGGCCTAATAGTTGGTCTAAGCATAGCTGGTGGCGGACATGTATACATAGAACGTATTTCGTGGGCTGGTCATGATTTTCTTGATAGCGTTAGAGATGAAGAAATATGGAAGAAGACAAAGGAAGGTGCAACGAAAATCGGTGGGTTTACGGTTGAAATGCTCACTGGTATCGCGAAAGCCTTCTTGAAGATAAAAGCTAAAGAATTACTTGGGGTGGAGCTTTGATTGGCGGGCATCAAAACATCATAAAGGGATTTCAGTAATGACGAAGGAAATTAAAATCGGCCTAAAAAACATTAAGCTGCTCTGCAATATGTCATATGATGATCGTATAAAGTTCATTGCGGAAGGGCTGCCAATTATGTTGAAGAGCGCCCAATCGTTGTGGCACGCATCTCAACGTTTAAACGATGCCCCCAGAGAGGCTGATATCCTCATCGGCCTCGCCAAAGAAGAAGCAGCCAAAATTCTGATATTGATGGATGTCGTACGCTGCCCAAAGAAGCTAGTTGCGACAAAAACCAAAGATTTATCTGGTTGGTTCCTCTCGCACCAGAAAAGATTGCTATATGTAGAGGCCGTTGCAGGTCGAAATGTATCTGCAATTGAACGACAGGAAAATCTGAATTTTTATCGGCAAGATTATTATGTCGAAGGAAACTTTGGCGAGTATATCATGCCGAATGCGGCTCTCTACCAAAGAGAACGCATTTTATATGCTGATGTAGTTGATTACGATGAGGGAAAACCATTTTGGAATGACCCCACCGATCACGAAAATCTCTTTATTAGCTCTAAACCTCGAATATTAATTCTTATAGATGCCTTGTCGAAGCTCGGCATTTTCTCTCACTCAGGCCTAAAACGGGTAGCCGAAGTATGGAGTAAGGTAGAGTTTTCGAGCAAAGATACTGATAACAAATCTGAATTACTCGCGAGGGAGTTGTTCCAGCATTTGCAAACAGATAATCTAATTTCAGAAGATGCTGAACAAGATGACGCGAACACTATGTGTTGGGATTGGCCTCAACCGCTTTATGGATTTGATCTAAAACCTATCAAGCGGGCTATGGCAGATCTGCAAGAAGAGCAGGATCGTATGCTTTACTCAGAAATAGGTGATTATTAAACCACCACACCTGTCTGTGCAGGCCCCGGTGTAACATCCTTATGCGCATGTGTTTCACCCACTTCTTTACCGTTGTGGGTGACGCTATCACCCTCCATCTTTATCTTGCCTTTCAGCTCAATCACGTCCGCCTCAAAGGTGATCTTGGGTGCGCCTTTGACCTTCATCTCCCCCGTGGTTTTGTTATAGAAAATCTCCAGCGGCCCGAACACTTCATGGACGATATTGGGATCATTGGAAGGCGGCGCGTCCTCATCTGACCAGACCGCCCCGCCGATTACCCCATCCTCACCATAAGCATCCAGCAGGCACCACACTTGTGTACCCACTGCGGGCATATCGTAGCTTTTCTGGCCTTTGGTGTTGCGTTGGCTGACAGAGAGCCACGCAGAGGCGTTGCCGTCCTCATCCAAAAACTCAACCTGTGCCCGTCCGCCATTGCTGTGCTTGGTTATAGTACCGCGTTTGAATGGACTGGAGCTTTCACCATCTGTAATTCGGCTCATGTATGTGTCTCCCTAAAACGTCTCGCCCCTGGGCTTGGAAAGATCCTGCACCGGCCCATCAAACAGGCCGTCCGTTCCACCCGCTTTGCTGGTCGCCTTGCTGCCTTTGGCTGATGCTTTGCGAACCTTTCCGTCCTGGCGGATCGCCTTCAGTTCCAGTTGTGTGGTGTAGGTACCGCGTGCGATTTTGTGCAGGGCTTTGTGTACCAGATAGCTTGTTGAATATTTGCCAAATGTCGCGCCCAGAGCCACCACCTGTCCGGCAATCAACAACGGGTCACCCACCAATGTCAGAGAGGCGGTCAGTCCGTCTTCATTGGCTTTGGCAAGGCGGGATTTGGCGATGGTTTTGGCTTCCGCCTCATCTTCAACCCGCTCATCAATGGTCAGCGTATCGCCGGATTTTATGGAAAGGTCTTGTACTTCGCCGGTGATCAGCTTCTTTGATTGACCGTGGGCATAGGCAACCTTGGCTTTGCCATAGGTCTGGTGAGTTTTGTCTGTGGCCTTCCAATTGAGAATGGTCGTGCCATCCACCAGATCGAAGGTGAGTGTGGGATCGCGTTTATCCAGATCCTCACGTTTATAAAACACCAGTTGCTTGTCTTTGATGGCAAAGAAATAGCCATAGTCTTCAGCAAGGCGTTTGAGGAACTGGAGGTCCCGTTCCCGGCGCTGGCGTTTGAACTTAAACGGTATCTCTTCAATCTTGCCGGAGACGGTATACCCCAGAGCCTTGGCAACCTCATCAATCACCTTTTTCAGATTTGTCTCTTCAAACGACTTGGATTTCTTTGTCCGTTGCTCGGTAGAGTTGGCCGCAGAAACCGCCTTGAAGCTGAGCCGGTCGTTCAGCCGTGAGCCTTGCGCTTCAGGAATATCCACCTCGAACTCACCGCATGGCATAGGCGCAAAGCCGCGATAGCCAATGCTGGCTATAACCTTATCGCCTTTTTCCGGTCGCCATGGGCCGCGCCACAACCCGCTATCATCGCGAAGGGTAACGGAAACCTCATCGGCTGTGCCATGCAGATTATCCGTCCAGGCAAAATCAATCAGATGCGGGGCAAGGCTGTCTGCCACTTCCTTGCCGTTGATCTTGAGGGAAAGGAATGGCTCGCGCAGGTCCATGGACTAACCCTCCACCGTGCCGCGTTTCCATGGCGGCAGCAGGTTCGTGTCCAGCGGATCCTGCTCAACAACCGGGATGCGAAGAAGAAGGCGCGGCGGGAGAAGAGCGGGTATACGGGCAATCTCTTGCGGGAACAGATGCCGGTTCTCTTCAATGAGCAGATCCATCATCTGAGCATCACGGTAATAGGCCCATGCAATGGTGTCCCAGCGTTCACCGGGCTGGCTCTCATGTTCCAGATAATCACCGGTCTTAACGCCCATCACTTAAGCCTTTTCAGGAGCGGATTGAGGAGAGCAACAGCGGCCCCGGCAATGCCAAGTCCACCAACACTCAAAGCACTGCCCGGCACTTCCACCAGCTCTATGCTGACGGAAATACGCACGATGCGCCCACCTTCAGTGGTTTTGTGGGTGGTGCCTTTGAGCTGCTTAATAAGATAGTGTTTGCCGAAAAACCCGCCACCACCGGGAATAAACGGCATGACTGCCCCGGAGATCTTGGCGGCAACAAGACGGGCATATTCGCCCTCTGGGCTGCAAAAGCTTTCATCAAAGAAGAACGAGAAAGAGCGCCGGTCTAACGCTTCACCGCCGCGCTGGGGCACGGGCTTACCGCGCACCACCTTGTGTTCGTGAAAATCATTAGCAAGGGTTTCATCAGCAGCTGTGGGACCGGTCATGACGCTGGTGGTGCCGAGCTGGAAGCTCCCGAGGCTGGCAAATGTCATTTAAAACTCCAGCCTCTTTTTCTCATCCATTTTGCGAAGCAGCAGAGCCACCAAATCCTCTGCCTGGTCTTCAAGCAAATCGGCAAGCTCGTCTTTCGTAATTGATGCTCCCGAACCTACAGTGATGGTGGGGCTGAAGGTGACGGATATAGTTCCGCCCTGAGCTGAACCATCCGAGCCACCCGCCGTCTGAAGAGCTTGCGCGGGCGGGGCAATAGCAAGTGGAGCGGATGCGGCCAGAGACGGCGATACAACTGCCGTGCTCAGCGTGGCAGCGGCAATAGTTGCCGCCGCCGCTTTGCGCATGGCTCTGACCATCGGCGCGGGTTTTATCGACTGGGCGATGGTCTCGCCAAACTTAAGACGGTGAATATCAGAGAGTGGGCCAAGCTTGGCTGGTGAGGACGGCAAATGATCACGCAAGATCTGTGTTACCCGGCGCATTTCCTCCACCAGCAGATGAGCACGCGAGCGCATGCCAGCTGCAATGGTCTCCATCATGCGCTGGCCGTGATAGGCAAAGTCTACACCACCGAGCAAATTATCCACGCCTGCAATCGCCGCTTTGCTTGAGATCTGAAGCGCTTCCACCGCAGCATTGGCCCTTTCAACCTGCGCAAGGCTGACAGGCGCTTGCTCGGGCTGGCTAAAACCAGCGTGACCTACAAGCTGGTGGGACAGGTCCATCATCTTTTGGGCATGAGAGGCGAACTCGCCGCCGCCAGAGACAATGGCACTAAGCTTTTGCTGGTAGGCGTCAAGGTTCATTTGCCCCGCTTGCAAAGCCTCGGTGAGTGCCAGCCCCTCTACAAAATCAGAGGACCAACCGTTTTCAGCAACTTCAGTGAGTTGATCAATAAAGCGGTCAGCCCCTTCCGGGCCAGTCACAGCAGACCATACTTTACCCGCCATATCAGCAAGTGATTTAAGAGTTTCTCCAACGGTGGTTGCAAGGGTTTCCCCGGCGCTGCCAATGGCCTCAAATATCCCGGAGAGCTTCTGCCAGGCAGCATCAGCAAAGCTCGTGAGCTCGTCCCAAAAGCTGGAGAACGTGTCCATCGTCGGCAACCACGAACCACTGAAAAAGTTCGTAAAGCCCTGTTTAATGTCTTCAAAGCTTGGCAGTTTAAGGTCTGGAAGATCTGGCCATTCCCAGTTTGAGAAGATGGCCTTGATCTCAGTCCACTGCAGGGAGGCATTGGTTTTAAGGTCGGTCCAGAACATATCAAGCCAGGTTGTAATCTCGCTCCAGTTGTTGACGATCATGCCGAGCGGCATCCAGCCAAACAGAGTTTTAATCCCCTCCCATGCAGCGCTCGCCGTCGACTTAATGTCTTCCCAAAAGTTCGAGAGCCAAGCTGTAATCTCACCCCAGCTGTTGATGATCATGCCAAGCGGCGTCCAGCCAAACAGAACCTTCAGCTTCTCCCAGGCAACACTGGCCATATCGGAGATCCACTCCCAGGCACCTACAAGCCAGACGCTGACCACATCCCAGTTGTCATAGATAAGCCATGCCGCGACAGCTAGGGCTGCAATCACTGCAATGGCGATTAAAATGGGCGGACTTAGCGCAGCAAGACCTCCAGCAAGCGTGGCAAGGCCCGCGCCAAGTTGCACCACTCCGGTGACAATGCTGATCAGGGCCGCCAAAAGCGGAAGCTTGATCATCAAGCGGACGAGAACATTCCAACCGCCCACCGTCTCGGCAACCTCGGACAGCGCCCTGCCGGTGGCTCTCAGTGCAACGATCACCTCTTGAGCGAAGAGCCAGAAGTCCTTAAGACCGGTGATGATGCTCGCGCTGATTTCTTCGGCCCACTCCTGCAACGAGCCATCAGCTTTCATGGTATTGAGCTTATCTAAGAACCCTTGCAGCTTCTCCTTGGCCCAATCAAACACCCCGGCATCGGCAATCATGAGCTGGAACTGGAACCAGTGATCCAACATATTGGAGACCATGCCATCCCATGTTTTAGAAAGCTTCTCAGAAGCGCCAATCGCACGAGTACCCATCAGTTCCACAAGTTTGGATATGACTTCACGGCCCAGCTCGCCCTTTGAACCCATCTCTATAAGGGCGGCAGCGCTTTTGCCCGTGGCTTTAGCCAGCATATCCCAGACCGGAATGCCGCGCTCCAGAAGCTGCATGGCCTCTTCGCCTTGTAGCTTCCCTTTTTGCCATGCCTGGCCGACAGCTAAGATAATGCCGTGCAATTGTTCTGCCCCACCACCACTCATGGCCATTGCATCGGTCATAGCTTCGAGTGATCCATTTGTGGGGTCAATCCCAGCGTTCTTAAGCTGATTGTAGGCAACAACGACATCAGGCAATTCTAGCGGCGTTCTGGTTGCAAAATCTGTAATCCAGCTCATAGCCTGCTCTGCTTTGGCCTTGGAGCCTTCTAGCGCCTCCAGCTGGACCATGTAGTTTTCCATTTGCGCGGCCGGGCCAATGATCGTATTGGCAGCAATCCCTGCAATAGCTGATGCTCCGGCAACCACGCCTGTGCCAATCGCAACCCCACGCGCAATCTTTCCGCCACCACCTTTGATCAGCGCGCCGCCCTTTTGAAGGCCCGCGGTTGCTCCTTTGACTTTGTTAAGCGCGCGCTTCAAAAGACCGGCTTTGCGCACTGCCGCGTCAGTTCTACCAATGAACTGCGCCATGGAACTGCGAGCCCTATCAATCTGACTGGCAACTTTCCCGGTGTGGCCTGCAAGGCTTGCAGCCCCGCTTGCTGCGTTCTTGTTGGCCCTTGCCACGCTCGTCGCCGCTTTGGCTGCTTTACCCGTAGCCTTGGCGGTTTTCTCAGTGGCTTTAACTTGTTTGAGCGTGGCTTTACTCTGCCCTTTAGCCAGCTTTTCCTGTGTTTTGAGCTGCTTTTCCATGCGCTCGTTGAACTTAAGGAGTTTCTTCAGTCCCTTAGATGCGCGGTCCTTAAATTCTGCGGTAATACCAAGACGCATGGAAAGCTCCGTTATGACCGCTTGTTAGCTCGCTCAGAAGCCTTGCGTTCTGCCTCTGCTTTGGCTTCATCAAAGGCGATCTGCTGATCAAGCGTGGTCAGGAATTCAGGCTCAGACAGATCATCCAGATAACCGGGGTTCCAGCCCCGGTTGACCAGGTAGGTGTGACACTCAAGCGACGACAGCGTTACGCGGTCGTCGTCTTCCCGTTTCCCTCATCGTCCTCATCCAGATCATCGCCGCCGCCAAAAACCTCGCCAAGCAGCTCGTTGGCATCGTTCATCGGGATATAAGCTGCAAAGTCGGCCTCGGTGAGCTTCTCACCGTCAAACGTTGCGATCTTACAAAGGTAAAGGATCTGGGCTTTGCCAATTTTGTTCTTGGCTATACGCAAGGACCGCGTCCAATCCCCATGACGGCGGAACTCTGGATAGACCACAAACACACCGGTTTCTGGCAGGGTGAAGTGTGCGGAGCCCTGTTTAGCGGCGCGGTGCGCTTTCAGTTTGGCAATGACACCGGCCTCAACCGGCGTGTTCAGGTCACCTTCTGGCATATTCGTATTCTCATCCGGGCGGGTCATGGCATCCCTTTCAGCTTGGGTTGGAAACGTGTCACTTGGATCCGCGCAATAAAAAAGCCCCCACGCCGGAAAGCATGGGAGCCAATTCGCGGTCTGATAGGACCGTTATGCGCTTATCCGCGCCACATCTCGCCGGAAGAGTTCCGCACCGAGCTTGCAAATACATCCACCTCAAACAGTGGTTTGTTGCTGTCATGAACCCGCTGCACCAAACGAGAGATCGTCATCTCATGGGTTATCTCTTCTGGATCTCCATTTTTGCTTTCGCCAAAATCATGACCAAAGAAACGAGCCTGCAAAACCGTGATCAAGGTATATGAGCGCTCCAGGTCCAGACCGTCAGGACCGTTCACATCCACATACTTATGCAGCTGGAGTGTGTGGGTCTTGGTGGGGTTGAGGAAATCCTCCTGGATCTGCGGGTCCACACTGCTCATGGTGATTTCGCCAGTGAGCGCTTCCAGCGTCCGGGTGGGTGCTTTGTAAACAGCAACCTGACCCAGTGTTTCAATGTCGACGGTCTTCCACTCAATTTTGGGCATCTTGAAAGATTTGGCGAGCCCCACAAGCGTGTTGTCGCCCAGATAGATATCAGAATTGGTGATCTGACCAAAGCGGCGGAAATCAGTCATAGATTATCCCTGCGTTGTTTACTTAAGCCGCTTCAGACTGGGACAGTCCCAGAGCATCGGCCAGAAGGTTGATGTTAAGGGAGCGGCGCACACTAATGGTTTCCATGATGCCAACCGGTGCAAATTCCAACGTGTAGTGATACCAGCCATCAGCGGCAAAGGCGGCGCTCATCATTTCCCGATCAAAGGCAAAGCGGAAACCGGAGAGTTCTGGATCATTGCCTTTGGTCTTGCCGATTCCCCATGCATTAATGGCATCTTCGATCTGCTCAATGCGGGCCAGCGAGTCATTGCGATCCTTCTTCTCATCGAGAAAGTGCAAGATTGCTTCATCCAGCACATCCTGCGTGTATTGAGCGTGGAAGAAGGTCAGCATAGTGGTTTTGGTGGGATAGCCCGCATTGCGGTTGCCCGAGGTATGCGGCCCTTTGCCAAAGCGTTCCTCGCACGAGATAATCCCGTTGGATCGGGTCACTTGCGTATCACTGGACCCATCGCCCGGCACATAAAGCACATCTTGAGCTGCACCCTCAATGCCCTTGATAGGCCGATTGGAGGGGCTGTGATGATAGCCGTATTCCATCACGCTCATAAGCACGACACCCACCAGATAAGCTGAATAGTGATCTGCAACTACCTCACCAGCAGTATCCGACATCTCATCCAGATTAACCGTTTCCATCATAGGCCAGCACAGATTAACCCGTGTGTCATTGGTCTGGAAATCAAACGATCCTTCCGGCCCGCGTGCCTCCTGAAGCTGCTGCAGGGTGACACCAAACGGGGCATCCCAATAGCAGCGAGCGCGAATGCGGCCACAAATGGCTTCCATTTCTGAGCGAACCCCGGCCAACCCATCATAGCCTGGAGCCAGAATGTTCTTTGGAAACCAGCCAAAGCGCTGATAACAGGAATAAGCCAGCTTCAAGCCACTGGGGCGGCCCATAGCGTCAAACGCTCCGATGATATCAAGCCCGGTGACTTTGCTTGGATCCGGTTTGTCAGCGTCATCTTTGTGCGTTGCCGGATCAAACACATTGACCACGCAAATGGTCCCAAGGCCGCGTGTTTTGGCCTGCTTAAACATCGCCCGCAGTTTTTGCGGCAAGGTATAGCCATCGCGTGCGGGGCCGAAGTGTTTTGTGATATCCGCTTCGCGGCGAATAAGAATGGGTTTGTTGATGTATTTGACTTGCTCCTGTGAGGTCTTATGAACCTCATGAATTGGAGCTGTGCCAATTAAAAACGCTGTCGCAGCTTTTAGCTCACGAACCAGCACACCATCTTCATTGGCATCAACGATCTCAGGCCCGAAAATGCGCTCAGCCATGGGTTGCTTCCTTCTGAGTTAGGATTTGACCGCACACCCACGCCTGCACTGTTGGGTGATTGCAGGGCAATGTGTAGGTCTTACCGGGATGAAACGTGCCTTCAAAGAACACGGTGAGCTTGCCTTCCGTATCCTTGGCTTTGAGCGCGACCGACTGCACCGGACCGGTGTAGTTATAATCGCAGAACTCAGTGGGAGCCGTGCTTGGTGCACTCATGGCTCTAGTCCTCCTGTTTTAAAGGTGGGTGACGTAAAATTGGGGGAACTGGTCGTCGCGGTCCCTGGTGGTCGGAAATACTGCGCGCCTGGCAACTGACTTCCATTTGCCAGCGCCATTGACCCGGTGACTGGTCAGCAAGGTCTTCACGTTCCATCATCAGCGGACTTGCCCCGGCAAGCGGGAAGTTTTGCAAGGCGGACCGGCAGCGCTCTAAAACCGCATAGGCCCCATGTTCACCTTCAAGCGTGGTTAAGTTCAAGGCGATCACAAAACGCATAGAGCGCGATTGGGAGGCATGGTTGAGCGCATTATCACTGGCGTAACGTGCCCCGCCGTAGTGTACCAGCGCCGCCATTTGAAAGTTCGCCAGATCAAATTCTTCTGGCTTGGAGGGGAACCCGCCCACATAAGCAATGGAGGGCAGATTGAGCTTGAGCCGCTCCACAATCTGTTCCTGAAGGCGTTCAATCTGGTTCATTGGTAGCCCTCCAGAACGCTATTTGCGCGGCCTTGATCAAATGAGCCAGAAACCCCACCAGTCGCCGGCTCAACATCACCGGTAACTTCAAGCCCAAGATCGACACGGCCCACTTGGGCATCCTTTAACCAGGACAGACAATCGCGGTAGCGGTTGCGGGTCTCTTCTTCCACCGCATTGGTGTGATGGATGCGCTCGCGCAGGTAATAAATGGCAAGGTCAGAAACAACGCCCTTCAAAGATTCAGGTGCTTTTGAAGGTTCAATGGTTTTCAGAGCTGGAAATCGGCCATAAAGATAACCCGCCGCCATAGCCTCAGCGCGGGCAAGCTGCGCTTCCACACGGGAGCGGTCGATGGTTCGCCCGCCCACTGAATTGGGTCCGCCAATCCCGACAAGGGCAAGCAGATTGCTCTCCTCATGCCTTAAGATGAATTCATCAACCGTTAGGAAGCGCAGGTCTTTCATAATCTCTAACGCTCCGCTTAGGCCTGTTCGCCGGTTTTGGTGTCGGCTTCAGCCTTCAGCTCAGCATGAAGCGCTTTGACTTCATCGGCGGAGACATCAAAGCGGGTCAGTAGCTCGACAGTCTTTACTTTGGGTGTGCCGTCCTTGTTAAAATCAGTATCCGGCACCAATCTGCTAATAGCCTCTATGATGGCCGCCTTACGGTCTTCAGCGGAGTGCTCAACGGCTGTTGACTCTGACGCATTAACCTCGCCAAGAATGCCAAGAGCCTGCAAGGTCTCCGCCTGGGCTTCTGTCATTTCCACGCTGTCGCCGGGCTCATGCCGGGTGCCGTTGTGGCGCAGTGCTGCCAGCACCGGATAGGTTTTTGTCTCAAGGTCCATTTTCGTTATTCCCGGTTGTTGCAGTTGAAATGGGAAGTGGTGGGACTACACAGCAGCCCCGCGCACTGCCGTGTTAAGCCGCGTTCTGGATTAAGAACCCAGCCCGTTTGGCAATAATGATCTCTTTGACTTCCTCGCCAGAGCGCACCAGCTTGCCACCTCGTAGCCCCATGTTTGCAGCCAGAGTGCCCGCAACCTTTTTGCCAAATTGCGCCGTAAAGCCGAAGGTGAGCCCGCCGCTACTATCTGCTGTCCGGTTGATGAATTGCCCGGCCACAATGTTGTCCCATACGCGGGCAAGGACGGGGTTCTCGCCTGGCCGCTTGATGTTGACGCGGCTTTCGCCCACCAAAATGCGTTTGACTTCCAACAACTCAGCCACTTGTGCCTTGGTCGCGCGGCCTTGATCTCCAGAATTACCTTGGACAGCCTTCACGATTTTGGGGTGTTTGCGAAACGCCCGCCAAGCCACATGACCAAACGCCAACTGGTTTGGCTTTTGCCAGCAGGTGGACATCAAGTCTTCAATGAGAGTGATCGGGTCACTGTCGGGGTCGGTGAACAGGTCTGAACCTGACAGGGCTTCCACATGATCCGGGTGATAGTTCGCCGGGTTCTTGACCAGATTGGCACAGCGCACCTCCCGGTCGAGCATGACGATATCAGTGGCTCGTTCGGTTGCCCGATTTTCCGGGTTCCATTTGTTGCGCTTGGCTTCTTCAATGGTCACATTGTCGAGCGGCACATCAATGCCATAGGCTTCAACCGAGGCATCTTTTTCCGTGCCGCCAATTTCAACCTGATTGGGAGAAGAGCGACGCCCCACGCGGGTATCAGGGACAGAAAAATCCTCGCCCTCATCATATGCTTGGTATTTGAACGAGCGGGAGGTTGTGACGCGTGGCAACACCTCATCACCAATCAAAGTGTAATCGGGGTTTTTGTAGGCGATGGCGATGGCCATCATCACCGCGTTTTCTGTAAACTGTTCCGTTGCAGACATGAGCAAGTACCTTGGGGTTGGAAGGATTTTGAAAATTGAGAAAGGTGCGGCTTAGCCGGTGAGGTATCCCGGCACGACGTGCAGTGACCCCAGCACGCCTGCAATGCCGGAACTCATGGCGTAACCGGCAACAGGCACAGGCACGCCTGCAGCTGGGTCAGCTTTGACAGCTCGCCCTTGTGCGTCTGAGGTTAGCGGATCGCCAAAGGCAACCGGGCCGCCATAGGTCACGTCGCGAATATTATTCAAGCACCCGTCAACCCGCTCGTCGGCTTTAGATGCCCCGCGAATACCAGTGGTGCCGATCAGCGTATCGCCCACGCCAGCGCGTTTGATGTGACCATCTTTTGCGCCGGGGGCAATCAAGCGGTTTTTTTCAATCACGCCGTCCGACGTGAAGTTTTTAATAAGGCCGAAATCCTGCATTGCTCAAAGCTCCAAGTTCAGTCAAAGGAAAGGATCTGTGCTGGCTTAATCAGCAAGACCGCGCTTTTTGCGCACATGCATCACAGCCTCACTGGTGGAGACCTCAATCCCGGTGTCCCGTTGACTGGCCTGGAAGGAGACAGCCTCGCGGGCTATGTCCTCGGTATCTTCAGAGGATGGGGCTGGATCGTCTCCCAGATTGGCCTCGCCAAACTCAACAATCTTGGGCTGGTTGTTCAAAAGAGATTTGGTGACTTCAAGCAGGCTGGAGGTTTTGGTAGCAGCGCCATCGGCAAAGCTAACGGTTTGCTCGGTGTTGCTTGCAAGGCCATCCAGAAGCGCAACCACCTGAGGTTTGTTGCCGGTCGGCAGTTTGCCAGCTGTTATCAGGCTATCGGCAAAGTCTTCGTTTTCTTTGCTTGTGGCGTCGGCTTCGCGTTTTTTGATGTTGGCTTCACGGGTTTGCAGATCAGCTTCACGAGCAGCAAAGTCTGCGTTACCCTTAGGTTTACCCGGCATGGGATCATCCTTTTGTTTGGTTGAAAAATCACTTGAGACGGTCGCGGGCTCTCTGCCTGCATCATCAATCCAGCTGATCTCCCAGTCCGAGATCACCTTGTCGGCGGTTTCCAAGCCGTGCTCTTCAATGAAAAACTCGCGGATACGGCGAAACACACTGGCCACGTCCTTAAAAGCACGCTCGCCAAACTCGATGGTGAGCGTGTCCTCATCACCTCCCGCAAACTCAACAGGCTTTAAGCCGCTGACAGCAGGAGCTGTTGCACCCAGAAATCCGATATGGCGCGGGTAAAGATCATCACCAGCAGGGTTGGAGGACGCGCCCGGCTGGAAGAAGCTCATGGAGACCTTCTTGAATTTGCCTTGCTCAACCGCCTCGGCAAAGGCTGGATCAAGCTCGCCAACTTCCGCAATCAAGCGCTCGCCGTCACTGTCGTAGGAAAAGCTTTGCACCCAGCCATAGGCGGGATCATTGGTTTTGGGATGGCCCACCACAACCGGCACCGGGTTGCTTGCCGCATCATACCGGGCTGCCAGTGCGCTCAGATCCTCAGCGGTGGCGCTGAAGGACGTGCCCGCCATGCTGGTAAACGTACCAGGACGAAAAACCTCAATGCTTTTGGTGGTGCTGGCGGTTTGCTTGTTTGGCACGGGCCTTGTCTCCAACGAGTAATCTCAAGTTGGATGCAGACTGCCAGTTAAAGATAACCCACGCGCCGGAACACTTCCGACGCGGGGAACGTCAAGTACGATTACGGTCAAGGTCAGTGAAGAGAAAACCACGCCAGATTTTAACTTCAACTCCCATAGGCGGATATGGAACCTGATGTGACGGTCAAAACTAACCCTTGATGCGTTTCTAACGGGCATCTAACGGGCCATGCGGTCAAAACATGTGTGATTGTAGCCCCGCGTACGTCTCACACGTCTGTGGGCTTTATTTTTGAGCGGCGAACCTGCGCGTTTGAGAGGGAAAATGGGCGAGATAAGTGACCGGGTTGAAGAGCGATATCATGATCGGCTTCACCACAGCAACGAAAGCGCTCGTATCAGCACGGCAGTCGATGCCTTCAGCCATAAGATGAAAGCCCGCATGCGAGCGAACATTGACAAGAAGCACTGCTGGGATGATCTGCATCAACTCACAGGCGGCGAGCTGAAGAAGAAACTACTGGCAGCGGTTATCGACGAGGACTGGGTGAGTGTTGGCAACTACGCCATGATAGCGAGCGGGCGGAGGTGAAATTAACTGCACAATTCTAAAGAGGTGTCCAAACCTTTGAAGGGTTCATGGGATCTTCAAGATAACCAAGGGCAATATTTTCCCGTGTATAAACGCAGCCGCAGTACGTGCATTTAAACTCGGCAGATTCTGCGATATTTTTTGGTAGCTTCTGAGCTTCAGCAGGAACTAGATGGCGCTGTCGATCAGATCGATGGCCACTGCATTTTTGAGGGCATTCCATTTAAGCAATCCTCCTTTTGTCTAGAGCTATTTCTTATACAGCGTCCCAACAACTATGAAGCAGCTGGAGTAGTAAACCAATCACCAAAATAATGGCACCCCCACGACCAAGAAAATGCCTTGCTAGCAAGCTTAGCGAAATCTTCTTGCTTGCATACCAAATTTTCCAACTCCAACTTGAGGAACTACCAAATGTTCCTCTAATTGTCTGAATACCGTCTGGATTAAATTCCTAATCTAACCACAGGAAGAGCACACCGGTAATGTTAAGTGCCAATCCGAATTGTGCAAGATTCATGTACACCTCCTATCACGGCTATTCCAGCATACCGTCCCCTTGAAATATGGTGAGGGTTAAAATGCCGTCTTCATCTTGAACGCCATCTAGAATTTTTATTCCAGTGCGGCGGAGTATGTCCTCAGTATATTTATCGAAGACAGATAACCGATCAGCTTCGCCAGGTTGGCGATAATCGTCAACAAGTGCCCGATCAGAGATTTTACAGGATATTCTTTGCCCGTTGTAATCGACCCAGAATTTTACTGCTGGGGGGTTAATCTGCTTTTCTGGCGTTTCAATTAGCTCTAATTTCACGGCACTCTCCTCTTAGGGTTGAGTCATTACCCCCAAGGGACTACTTCGATACTATAGGTAGTCTTGTTCAGAGTGCGTGCTAGATCGTTTGCATGCTCGATTGTTGTACCTTCTGGGAATTTCACGGATATCCTTTTGTCATCAGGCAACCCGGTATCTTCATAAGGTTCAACGATCAAGTATGGATGCCCACTTCCAGTCTCTTTTACTTCAACACAAATTTTTCTTGGCACCGCGCTCTCCATATTTTAAAGGGAAACCAATCGACGAGGCATTGTATTCGATTATAGTGAGAAGGTAGCCACTGATTTTTTGGGATCTCTTCTTACAAAAAACCTCTCCATAGTGAGATTGGGCTTTATCGAGATTTTTGCTAATGTTGATAAAGAACTAGGTCTCAAATTGAGAAATACTCCCTAACTCTGACTGATGGAAAGTACGGGAATGAGACAAGTATTCATTTTTAGCGTATATGTGTTTCTGCTAACTATTGTGGGTACAATTACTGGAGTTTTGGTTGGATCGTTTATCTACTTGGCTGAATACACTCAGACATTGATTTTTGATGGTAGGTTTCATGCGGATTTCTACTACCAGCAAAACGCAGCGCTCGTTATGAAAAATCCATGGAACCGCGGGTTCCTTTGGGCCTTTATGTTTTCGGTTATTGTCCTGATTATCCGAATAAAAGACGGCGTTTGGCCACATGAAAGCTAGGCACTTAAGTATCTAGAAGTCTACTCCTCCAAATACCTCTCCAGCGTCTCCCTGATCAACTCAGCATCATCGCGACCAATGCCGATATATGGACGTGCCGGAATGGTGACTTGCTTGGCTGCAATCCTTCCGCCACCAAACGGGATAAGCAGAAACGGGACCCGGCGCGGCTTGATGGTTGTACCGTATTGGTTCACCCAGACCTTGGGGTGATTGAGGTTGGTGCCCACTTCTGCTTTCGCAGCTGAGCTGTTCTTGTGAATTGAGCGGAACAGTTCCCCGCTATCGCGCAGCATGCCGGTTTTAGAGCGCCTGTTATCCAGCGTAACGGGGTGAAGCGCAGGCCAGTTTGAGCCATCCGGTCCAACTTCCTTGGTGATGCGCTCACGGGTTTCATCAAGCAACACTTCCCCGATGATGTCATGTACAGTCGTGCTATCTTCCAACCGGCCTGCAACATCAGCAATTTCGCGATTCATGTCGCTGCTATCAAAAGTCAGAGTGATCATTGAATTCCCCCTGATTTGAGTTTATATTTGTATGGAGTGATGACAACGCTTGCTGATGTATGACCCCCGGCGCTTTGGATGGGATCTTAAAGATCAGCAAAAGCGTGGTTGCGGATCGCCTTAAACAACCCATCACTCTTCTCCATCTGTTCTTCTGTAAAGCAGAGCACCACTTCGGTGGTTTTCCAGATACTTGTCATCTGACTTGTTTCGTCGCCCGCGTGTTGGATTAAACGCCGTTTGGCCTTCCCAGCCCTTACGGGTGAAGGTGAAGGTGAAGGAGGCAAAGCCTGCTGCACCCACAAAGTAACGTAAGTAACGGCGCACAAGAATGGCTTGCCCCAGTTCATTGACGCTCCAGTCTACCCAAATCTCATCAGGGTCAGCCAGAGTTGCCGCCAGATAAGTCATGTAGATCTCACGGCCAAACTTCTTCACCTTCCACGCACCAGCCCCGCTCTTAAACAGATCATCGGAAACGGTCAGGAGATGTCCGGCCTTATCACGGACCGCTTTTGGCTTGCCGATTTGTGCGCCAAACGGTTCTAAAAACGCCTCCACATAGGTTTCCTCTGGTAGATCTGGAGCCAATGGTTTGACCGGTGCTGGCACACTGATTTCAGCAAGTGGCGTGAGGTCTGGTTGAGGCTTGGGCTTTTGTGGCTTTAGCGTTGGTGCAGGCCTGCCTTGTTTGGGTGGACCTTGTGGTGGATCGATAAGCGCGGGCTTGGGCCGCAATGGCTTTTGCAGCTCTTTGGGCACCAGCCCTTCAGACCATGTTTGTCCTGGCGCATAACCCCAGCCCATGCCCACATCTTTGGGATAGGAAATCATTTCACCTGTAGCAGGATCCTTGGTGAATATATGGGTGATAGAAGGCGCTTCATCGGGGACTTGTTTGCCAAGGCGCTTTAACTTGGCCTTTGAGACAGGCCGCACCCCGCAACCACACAACCAGTCATTGGGCGGGTAATAGGTGTTCCACCACGGATCATCAGCCCGCAGGGTCAGCCCATCCCAAGCCTTATGAGCAGCCCGTGCTGTTACTGGAATACGCTCCAACGCATGCACGTATTGCCAATAAGGGAAAGCTTTGCGCACTGCTGGATCGTTCATCTGCTTGTAACGACCCGCTGCATAGGCGGTTTTTAAATTGGTCTCATAGATCACCCGTGCCCGCCACAACCGCTTGCCGTTATGGTCCCAGCCGTGGCGTTTGACGATTGCATCAAACTCATCCAGAAACCCCGAATGATAGGTGTCATCCTTGTCCAGCCAGCTCTTAAACGGCGTGCCCTTGGCGATGGCTCCATCAATGGATTTGTGGAAGTCTTCCAACAGCGCATCTTTTGTTACGCCAGCCACCACAAAAGAACGGTCGTGGGCATGATGCATGGCATCACTCCAACGCTTTGTGGGCAGCTTTACCTTCTGGCGGTGGAACTCCAGCGCTTCGGTAAAAGGTTCAGCAAACTCAGCGCTGACCTCACTCTTGGTTTTTAGTTTTTTTTTGAGCCTGTCGGCGAGAAGCCGGTCTCATCAATGATATCAGAGCGGCCCTGAAGCTCGGCAAGCATAACCGCATCACTTAACAGGTTGCCAAGCGGATCAACCTCAAGTCCCGGATAGACATCCAGCAAGGCTTGCGAGGCATCAGCATAATCCTCAGCAGCCCCCAGCTTCTCTTTGATTTCATCAATCCAGCTATGAACCTTTGGCCCGGCAAGCTGCTCCAGTTGAGACACCAGATGATCAACCGGACCAGGCTCGCTCGTCGCAAATTCCGTGCTGTCCTGTTTACCGCCGCTTTTTGTAGCTGCTCCCTCTGGAGTGAACGGGAGCTTGTATTTGATAACTTCCGTGCCCAGAACATTTCCAAGCCACTGATCAACATCCTTCGGCTCATATCCTTGCAGGCGGGTGGCTTCTAATATCCGCAGTGCAGATTGTTGCACCCAGCGCACCTTGCGCTCAACATCAGCTTCATCGCTTTGGTTGCGAGGCCGCGGCCTCCAGACCTTGGGAGGAGTGGCAGCAGGCCAGTTGAGTTCACTAATCCACGTAATGAGTGTGGAATTCAGGGTTTCACAAATCTGGTCGCTGTCATCATCAACAATACCATCGGTTTCATCGGCATGAGTTTGGGAGGCGGCACGCGAGCCTTGACCTTTGACACCTGTTGCAAGGGTTGATCCCAGAACAACTTCTGCAGTCTGCTCATCCCAGTAACGGCACCAGGCTTCATATCCTGCCTCTCCAGAGCGGGTGGCTTCCAGAAAATCAACCTCAGTGCCAATGGGGGCAACCAACGCACCCTGGCTAACCATTTGGCGCAGCACGCCAAGCAGTTTGTCCTGCTCTTCCTTAGATGTTCCATGAGCGTATTTGCCAAAAGGGATTGGACTTGCGAACTTGTCCATGAACTTCATCCAGAAGGCCACGCCCTCGCGCTTGAACAAGACATGCCAGAACAACACAGAACCAAGCCCATGACCAAACGGATTGTTGGCGTTCGCATCAAAGCGATGCACTATGAACTTGCGTTCTGGCAGTTCCTCGCCTTCTTCGCGGTTATCGAGTGTCAGCAATCTGATGCGCCAGTCCGCATCAAACGTAAACCGCATAGGGTTTTGATCCTTTATTTTGAGCGGTGCAATCAGGCCATCTGTATTACGGAACCAGACGATCTCGGCAACGGAAAACCCTTTTAAGATTGCTTTGAGAAGCGATTTGCAGATTGCATCAAATGGCAATGCCTTCAGGATCACCTCAACCCCTTCAGAAGCCGTGATATCTATCGCCTCATCACTTGCAGGCTCAACCTGCCATTCACGCCGTGTGACCTTGGAAATGCGCTTGGAGAGCGCGGTGCGCGCCCGTGCGTCCTGCAGAACCTCATCATATAGCTTCAGGCCTTTTTTCTCGCCCTTAGCTTCAAGTGTTGGGTCCTGAGGTTTTAAGATATCGGAGTAGTTTTCAATCGTGATGTCGTTTCGTGCGGTCGCAATCAGCTGTCCGCCCTTAATCGGAACACTGGCCGGGGCGGCCTGCTTAGCCAGATTGCTATCAGCCTTAGCCGTTCCGTTTGTTTTTTTGGTTTTCTTACTCATAACCGATAGCCTCCAAGGAGTGAGCCGTGTGCTGATGGTGCGGTGGTAAAGCTGGTTGAACTCAGCGTGGTAAAGGCCATCTCCAACGTGTGTTTCCAAAGCATCTCAAGGCAATCAGGGCCATCATCATGGTCCGCATTGGGCCATTGCTGGAGTTGATCAATGAGAACTTTCTGTGAATTATGCAGCCGGATGAGGCCGTCCTTGATGGGGATCTGAAGTCGCTCAATCCTCAGGTTCTTATCTGTAATGGGCATTACCGGATAAGCAGGCAGCGCCAGACCAGACAGGGCGGCCTGCTTCATCAGTTCAGTGCGCAGCATCTCCTGAAACTGTACCGCTTCCACAAACCACATCTGACAGCCGTATTCGCGGTGGAACGTCAACGCATCAGCAATAATCAGGTCAGGCGTGCGTTTGCGGATGGAGGCTTCCACCAGATCTATGCGACCGGTTTCCTTGTCATACCCGCCCACCAGAATTGCCGATGGATCCCGGTTCTTGTTGAACTTGCCAAGAGAGGGATCAATCGCGCCGAAGAACATAAGTTGCGGCTCAACGCGAACAAAATAAGTAATGTTCTGGAACGGGTTATCATCAGAGACAGGACGGTTCTGATATTCGCTTTCAAAGGCTGAGTGTGATCCTGCCCGTTCTTTCATCAGATAAAGCAAAGTGTGGTTGTCGGGCCAATTGAGAACCGCACCTCGGTCTAATTCTGTTTGGTGTGCACAATAAAACGCATCTGCGGCAGGCTCGCCTTCGTTTAAGTACACTTCTTCCCATGTATCCCACAGGTCTATGCGGTCGGGCCATTCCAATACCGCCCGAAACTCAGTCTTCTGCCAGCCCGGCTTCTTGGTAAAGCGCACAATCACCGCATCAAAGTGCAGCACAGTGCCTGCATAAAGCACGTCCATGGAGCCATCTGTGGGGCCAAGCTTCAGTACAGCTTTTAAAACCCAGCTTTCCAGCTTGTCGCGCTGTTTGGGGCTGGTCACATTCTCATCGTTTTCAATATCATCTAAAATAGCAAGGTCAGGCCGGTACGGACCATGGCGGCGACCACGGATCTTCTTGCCCGTACCAAAGCCTTCCACCTTGATGTTGTTAGCCGTGATGATGTCACCTTCGCGCCAGACCCGGCCCGGCCCCATAGCCTTTGCAAAATCATAGGCAAGGCGCGGGTTGCTCTCCAACTCAGCCTTGAGTGCTTCGAGCATGACGGCGGCCTGTTCAAAGGCATCCATAATAAGCACGATGTAATGCTTCAGGCCCATGACAATGCAATAGAGCGGGAAAATTAGACTGATATGAGTGGACTTGGCAGACCCACGCGGGGCAATCACCAGTTTACGTTCGCCCTTGTTTGAGTAAACAATCAGCGGCAGCTCTTCATAAAGATGCTCGTGCAATCGGCTCGGGGCTTTAGCCAGATAATGAGGAAAGTAAGTTTCGGCAAAAAAGCGATAGCCGGTCGCAGGATCTGCCACGCATGCGAGGCGGCTTTTGCGGGCTTTAACATCAACCGGGAATGCCTCAACTTCCAGCTCAATCTTCTGGCGGAAATCCTCCGCCATCTCAGCAAGCGATGTTTTGAAATCCTTAGCGCTGAGCTTTTTTGTTTTCGCGCTCATCCATAGGCCTCCGCCAGATAGTCACCGAAGGGTTCAAGCACTTCCAAAAAGATCTGGGCATGGCTTGGATGATGCTTCTGGATGAACTCTGCAAGGCGCTGCAACACATCCTGCGCAATACCGAGTTCAGATAATTTAGGGGCAACCCGTCCAGCAGAAGAAACCATCTTGTTAAAAGCGTCTGAGAGCGAGGCCATGAGTTTTACTTTCTCAGGAGGCTCAATTTCCCCAGAGGCCTTGATCTGCTCAATGGTCATTTGGAACATGGTGACAAAGTCCTCAACCACAGTCGCAACCACCGCTTCCAGACCTTCGCCAGCAAGTGCGTTTGCAGAGCGGGCCACGTCCCAGTTATCACCGTTCGTTGCTGCCTCTTTCTTCCACCGGCGTAAGGTGCTCTCACTGACACCGATGGTAAACGCAACAGTCGGGATTGCCTGCCGTTCAAGTATGAACAAGCGCCGGGCCTTGCGCTTCTGGTCTGCCTTAGATGGTTTCTTGCTCATTCAGGCACCAATTTTATCTTTGATGAATGCAATGCCAATAGAGACCACTGAGGCGGCAATCACACTATTGACAACCGATTTGGTCTCCACTGCACGCAGGCGTGTATCATGTTTATCAAGACGATCATCCACGCTATCGATTTTCTTATCGATGCCCTGCAGGAGCCCTTTAATCTCTCCAAGTTCTCGCGCCAGATGTTCCGACATTAGCGAGCCCTCCGGGTGTTTGTACCACGTATGGCTTTTTCAAACGGGCGGGTGAGGAAATAAGCGCCGACAATCCATCCGGCCCACTCATTGAGTGGTTCTGGCAGCGCGGCTACATTCCAGTCAAAGTGAAACAAGCTGTCGGCAACAATGGCCCCGGACCAGATTACAATCGGCCAGGCGAAGGCTGGACGGATCATGGCCGTCACCCACCAGCCTTGCTCTGCCAGCACGATGTCGCGGGCTGCACGGCGGCTATCCAACTCGGCGCGGATCTCTTCACTTGTAACAGTTGCACGAATACGAAGCGCTTCGTTTTCGCTCTTGGCTTGTGTTTCAAAGAAACCCAGCACCCGGTCGAGTACGCCGCCGCCAAGCTTATTCAAAGCCCAGACCGCTCCTTTAAACAATAAGCTCATCCTGCGTGCCTCCAGTTCTGTGCATCTTCAAGGCGGCGTTGTTTGATGCCCCGTGCCAGATACCAGATCCCAAACCCTGCACCGGCAATCAGCACCCATTTATTGCCGGAGACAAACTCCATCAGGGGGGCAAGTTGATACCGAAGCTGGCTGAGCTGCGCGGCACCGGAGCCAAATCCTTCCAATAGTCCTTGAGTGGTCTCGCCCAAGGCGCTGGCTCCAAGGCCTGTGCCCATCACCACTTGCCCGATCCGTGTCAGACCATCTGCTTTTTTGATTGTCTGGGAACCACCCACGCGCAGGTCTTTCACCGTGAGGGTGCTGCGGTCCTGTCCGGCTTGCTGGTTCAGGGGGACGGCGACTTCCAGTGCGGTCTCAGTTGCAGGGCCAACCACGCCGTCCGGTTTCAAGCTGTGATCCACCTGAAACGCCACAACAGCGCGGCGGGTACCTGGACCAAAATCGCCATCATTCCGGCAGGCATAACCAAGTCCTGCCAAGCGCTTTTGCAGAGCCTCAATCCGGTAGCCAGAAGAACCCAGACGCATGAAACCCGTTCCAAGGCCTTCAGCGTTAGGCGATGACTGACCTTTATCGGCAAACTCATAGGTCTGGGCGGCAAACTTTGCATAGGCTCGGCTGAGCAGACCAGCGTAATAGTCAACCTGACCCCTGCCATTATAGATCCGGGCAATAGCGCGAAAATCTTTAGCTCGCAGAGCATCGCGCAGGCCGGAGTTTTCAAGGAAAGCAATAAACGCTCTAACCTGAGTCTCACTGTTTGCTGCCAGTCCTTGAACGAATTCCTGAGGACTACGATAGCCGCACTGGGCAAAATTAAAGCCCATGATCTGAGCAAGGCCATAAGAACAGGATTTAAACGCTGCTGCCTCATCCAGTTTAGCCATCGCCTGCAGGCGGTCCCAGCGGGCATCTGATCCGGATTTACCAAGTCCTTTGTAGTTGGCCTTTTTCCAGCGTTTTGCCGCAAGCCGCAGTACGACAGCTTTGACGCGTTTGGATTTGGGGAGTTCGCGATGGAAAACGTGTTTTTCGGGAAGGAGGATCAGGCGGCCTTCGTCATCATAGGCCGCGCCTTTACTCTCAACTTCCAGAACCGCTTGCAAGACAGCCATCTCGCAACCCAGCCGGTCAGCCTCACGGCGCAAGAGAGTATTTGTATGTGTTACCGCACCGTGTGTGCTGCGTAATTGTCGAACAATGGACATGAGGCCCGCCTCAGTTTGAAAAGTACTGGGGCGAGCCTCTTATTTTCTTGCAATTTTTGCGACGGAACAGTTCCGCAAGTCCTGACCTAATCATGAGTAGAATTCAAAAAATCCTCCAGATCAATCTGGCGGTCATCATGGACTTTCCGCCTTGGCAACGGCTTGCCAGAAAGCAGATTGCGGACATGGCGTTCTGAGACCTTCAATTCCAGAGCGATCTCGATTGTGCTTTGGCCTTCACCGCGAAGCTGAAGGGCTGCCCGGCGCGTATCTGTTCGGCCAACATGGGTTGGGACATAAAACTTGTTGCCTGCAAGGTCCTTGATGAGCCGTTCCGCTTTGTCCCGGTCGATGCGGGCAAGTGGATTGTTTGCACTCCAACGGGCTGGCACCTTAACCTCAACGCCGGGTAGTTTGTTCAAAAGCTCCTGCGCAACATCATCACCGCATATGGCTTGAACATCCTCCATGTCTTCTGTCAGGTGTAGCGGAGCAAGCTGGTCAGACATGACGTGCTTCCTTGTTAGAGGCAAGCTGAGCCTCAGACACCATCACGGTCACCACAGCGCCGCCTTCCAGAACATAACGCACACCATCGCGGCGCAGTCCCTTAGCACCAACCTGCAGGGCGTTCTCAGTTTCGCGGTAGATGTGGCGGCGCACCATCTGAACGTCAATGTCCAATACCCGTTCCAGATAGCGCAGCACCGCATGGTCGGTCACAGGGACAAAATCAGTCATATGCGCCTCCCGCTATTGCGAATACATCTGCAATCTGAGAGGGTGCCAGGCAATGATTACCCCCTGTATTTGGAAAATTATGTTTATGCGTTTTATGCTCGCCCTTGCCGCGCTGTTGATTACTTCCAGCGTTCAGGCAGAAACAAAACTTGCGCCGTGGCAGGAAAAGTCCGCGGAGGCCCTTAGTTCTTTTGGTAAGTTCAAAGAAGTTGACTGGAACCAGAACATCAGCCTTTGGGTGTTCGTGGACAATGACGGCTCCGACTGGAATTCCGTCGGCAATTATGTTTGCAAAATCATCGTGGGTAACGGCAAACCGGACGATGTTTATGTTGGGATCACCTTTTGGGATCATCAGTCCGCTCTTGCTGGTAATGGTGTTAAGTATGGTCGGAATGACTGCCGTTAAAATCATCCTGACGATCTCCCTTCAATCTCTTTGAGAGCTTCAATCAGCGGGCTGGCCTGCGCATAGGTCAGCCATTCCGGGTTATCGACACCGCAACGATTTTTTACAAAGGCTCGTAACGCTTCCTGGTAAGGGCTTTCCCAGTAGCCAAGATCATCAAGGCTTTTTGCCAGTGCGTACAGTTTGCGTACATACCCTTTGTTGGAGGCAGGGCGGAATGAACCGCCCTGATTACCAGACTGCCAGCCAAGCCGCTTGAACTCGGTAACAACGCGCAAATATTGCCCCTCACTCAAGCCCTTTGCACTGCGCTTACCCGTTACCCGCTCCAACACATCCCGGTAGCTGTCCTCGTCAAGCGCCAGATCCTTCTTCGCAATATGAATTTGTGCAATATACCGGTTCATTGAAATTCTCCTTAAGAAACCGGCTCGGCCATGCCAAGAGCGTGAAGGTAAAGGTCGAGGATGCTTTCTTCTTCCTCGCGCTCATGCGGTTTGCGTTTGCGCAGGGAAACAATCTTGCGCATGATTTTTACGTCAAACCCGTTGCCTTTGGCCTCGGCGTAAACGTCCTTGATATCGTCAGAGAGGACCTTCTTCTCTTCTTCCAACCGTTCAACGCGTTCAATAAATGCGCGAAGTTGATCAGCTGCGACGCCGTCTGCATTGCTCATGATGCGGTTCCTGCCTGGTTAGCCGGATGCCCAACAGGGCACCCGTTTTTCATATCAGTTGCGGTGGTGTAAAGCGGGGTTGGACTGTCTTGGGGGTTCACTGAAACAGCTCCGCAGACCTGATGTCCGCGACGGCTCCAATACCCCCTGATGAGTTCGAGACGTTCCTGTTCACGTCTCTGGTCATATCCCATTTGCTGATAACTCATGATGACCTCCTAGACCGCAGCCAGATCGAGAGAAATCGGCGCTCGCTGGCCTGTTGCTGGATTGCGCTCATAAAGCCTTAGGTAGGTTTTTGAACCCGTCACCCGCACGGCGTCAGAGATTGCATCCATGGCCTTGAGCCACTCATCGTCTTCAATGGCATGGCGGCGCAAACCCAGCACACGGCCAGTGGAGATTTTGCCCTCCTTATCGACCTGAAAAGCATCATCCACGAGGACCTGAAGGTTCGCATTCGCGCCTTGGCTCCATTTATGGATGCAACTGTCAATCAGGGCCTTGGCAGCTTCCAGCTCCGGGCCGAAGCTGATGCTTTCAGAGATGGCAATTTGCAACTCCAACTTGCCGTCAAAACTGCGCAAGGTCATATTGCCTTTCTTGCCACCTTTTTGAGCGCCGTATTTCTCGGCAATCAAATCGCGAAACGCCTGAACCTCACCCATGCTGTGGCTTTTAAACGTCCCCAGCAGGACGTTCAGTTCTCGTGCTTTGGCAACAACGCCTTTGACCAGCGCATCTTCTTCCTGATGCTCAGGTTTGATGGCGGAAACCGGGATCATACCGCCCTTTGGATCTTCCCAGTATTGGTTAGGATCAAGGCGAGCAGTCGGTTCATGTGTCATGGTCATTTCCTTTTTGAATACATTTGGGATCCCGGCTGATCGTCGGGAACACAGCAATCTTGGGATCGTTGAAATGGCGCGTTTCCAGGGGCATCATTTTGCTTTTTGCCAAGCGCTCCAACTGCTCAGCCAGTTCAGTCCCGGTCAGGAGAGTTTGCGCAAAAAGGTCATGTGCCTCCGGTTCCATGACCTCATTGCAACGTGAGGTCAGAAACAAAATGCGCAGTTCTTTCAAGAGACCGCTCAGCATGCTTGCTCCTGTTCCATCAAGGCAGAATTGAACGGGCAGCGCTTGCACGCGCTCCAATGACGGAGGGCTGCAGGGTCACTGGTTGGAATTGCGCGTTCACAGTTGCTCTGGCAGTTTGCCTGGCTGATATCGGACCCCAGAAAGGGGCACATAATCCGGTCGCAGAACCGCTCGATAGCCCGGCGTTCAAAGCGGTCTATGCGCCCGCCATTGGCCTCAAGCTTTCCTGCCAGATAAAGACTGACAGCAGTGCGCGATACACCCAACTCATCTGCAACCGCTTGCCTGCTACCAAGCATTGAAAGCTGTTCTTCAATGAGGCCGTGCACGTTTATTTGCAGGGCGTGACCTCCCCATCATGAGTGAGGTTAAAATCAAGCATTAAGGATTTTTGTTGACTCCAGACTGGAGCAAGCGGGCCGGTATCGCGTATTAATCTGAAACGCCTGAAGCCATTTGAATGAGGCTTGGTACTCCTTGCCTTAACTGGCAAGATGGTCAGATACCCAGCCTGAAACAGGACACGAAGATAACGCTGGAGGTTGCTTTCTGGCTGCTTATCCGTGGGCTGGGCTGCCGCCAGAACAATATCCGACAGAGTAAACGCGCCGGAAATCTTCATGGCGTTCCATGCCCGCTGCCGCAAGGAGTTACGGCGAGGGCTACGGCGGTGCTTTTGTACTCTTGTGCCGCCACCTATCGGAATGACCAAGCCCTCATCAGCAGCTTTTCGCCCCGATTGTGTAAGCTGGTAACAACCCCGTTCAACGCGCTCCAGATATCCTTTCATGGTTAGAAAGCCAGCAGCCTCAATGAACTGCCTGCGACTGAGAGAAAGCCTGACATCGCTATCCAGCATATCAAGTGTCTGGCATTCCCCGCCTTTTAAATGATGCAGAAGTTGTGTGGAGATCAGGGATTTAGTCATCACAGTCCTCCCGGAACCATGATGGGCCGGTTTGACGAGCGATCGTTGATGATGGACACACCGGCCATCTCCCTCATGGTCAAACCCTCTTCACCGGGAGGATTGAGGAACCCGTGGCGTTCAATATTGGCAATGGCTTCCAGGATTTCTCGGTTGTAACCGCCAGACACTTTGTGAACGAATTTCAAAAGATCATCAGCGACTGGAATTTCACAGCGACCCTCCATCAGAGACCGCACATCAGCCTCTGTACACTTTTCAAAACGCACCTTTTGAGAGACGCGGGAGGCGACCTGCGGGAAACGGGTCAGGTTATCGTTGACCTTGCCCATGCCCACTAAAATGACCGGCAGTTCAATCATGTCGGAGATATCGCGGATGGTCTCCAAAATAGCTGATTTGCTGGAGACATGATCGGCCTCATCAATCACCAGACCAAACGTTTTACTCTCAATGCCTGCAGAGGCTTGACGTCCAGCCAGTTCTTCAAGCGCCTTGCGGTACTTTTTCTGAAAGGCATGCGGTGGATGCACCCGCAAGGCTTCAAGAAGCTCGTTCATGAACCAGCTCGGCGTCCATTCTTTCTTGGCCCGCAGATATATGCTGCCCGTTTGGGCAACCCATTTTCGTAAGGTGGTTGTTTTGCCAAGCCCCGGCAGTCCGTCCACGACCACCAGACAAGCCTCTTGTGCACCCCGTTCATTCAAGGCAGTCAACGCGTTCAAAAAGCGCTGCACGTTGGAGGTCTTTACAAAGTCATTCCGCATCTGATATTTCCTTGAGTGTTGATTGGTTGCGTTAAGCAGCGGCACGGAGGAGAGTTCGAAGGCTCTCCGTGTCGACGCCAAGCGCTTCAAAAAGATCCAGATAAGTCCTGTCGGTGAGACATCCCGACAGGATTTTTTTGTCCAGATCGGTCATCTTTTCAGGGTTATCCAGAACCCAAACAGCAAGCTCTTCCTTGGACTTAAAGCGTGGCCTGCCGGAATTGGTCGTGGGTTGAGGTTGAGACTTGGGAGCCTCAATAGGTTCTGCCAATTGAACGACGTTCCCCGCGCTCCTGACCGGTTCCATCACCACTGAAACGAGATCCTCCTCAGCGCTGTCTTCAAAGCCGGGAGCTGAGGCAAACACCTCCATGGGCTGTTCGCCAGAATGTTCCACGAGATAGCCGGGGCGCTGCTCCTGCTCAACACGGCGCAGCTTGTCTTCCAGCCGTTTTGTAGCCGTTTTTGCTTTCTTCTCGCGGGCGTTCTCAATAACTGGTTTGGGGAAGTAGGCTTGGCTGTTGCCTTCAAACTTGGCCGTGCAGATCAATGCACCCGGTGTCTCAACACCGTCCACATAATCAAGCTCACGCACCCACACTTGGCTCGCATCCAGCATGTCGTAACAAACCATGACCTCACGGCGGTCATAACGCTCCAACTCCAGTGCGAAGTAGCGGTTCGTCTCAATGGTAACGAGACCGCGAGTAACCTTACGCCGAACTGCGGGGCGGGACAGATCATCACTGTCATCTTTAGCAAGCGTAACCGCTTTGAACCCATGAGATTCAAATTGAGCCCAGTATTCATTGGGCGACATATGGCGGGTGTTGCCGGTGACGTCCCCGCGCACCTGAGGCAGACCTGAATGGGGCCGGTTGTTGTAGTATTGCAGCGCTCCGTCAAAAATCTTGAGGAACTCGTTCCAGCCGATCAGAATATCTGACGCGCCTGTCTCCTTGAGATCACTTTTGATCTGTTTGTGCAGTTTTAAAGCTGCTTCCCGGTCCAGATCACGGCCCGTATAGCTGGGCAGTGTTTTGGCAAGGCGGGTGTAAACCGACCCGTTGAAACGCTCGATAATACCGCGAGCCTGTGAGTTGTAGGCGATGCTGTGTTCTTTATGAGTACCAAGGCGAGCAAGCATACCCACCGCCGCTTCATCCAGCAGCTGGTTCTTATAGCCCTTACCGTTATCAACGTAGAAGATCGCTGCAACGCCGTTTGCCATGCTGGCATTGCGCAGGGCTTCAGAAACGTCATAGGCTTTCTCATTCAGTCCAATTGAGTAACCAACACACTTGCGGGTCACCACATCCAAAATACTGGTGATTTCCGGGCGCATCGGACTGCCGGAAAATGGATGAGCCACAAAGGCATCAAACGTTTTGCCATCACCGGTATAGATATCGGTTGGTTCCAGCCCTTCAGTAGACCGGCTCACATAGACCTTACGGGCCTTGAGTGCCAACACACCTTCACGACCTTTGTAGGCGGCAATTGGGTCGGCTTTCTTCAGCTTCGTCAGATATCGTTTTACCTGATCGTAACTTGGTGCCCGTGCTGGTTCATCAAGACTGGCCCGGTATTGGTCCAGCGCTAATGCGAGCGTTGGCTTGCGCGGGTCCGCATAAAACTTCAGGAAGCCGGGAGCCCAGTCATAACGGGTCGCATTCAGCGCATCCTGTTTGCGCTTACCGGGAATAAGCCCGGCGAAACCGCTTTCCTTAAACGCCTTGCGCCAGTTGTAAATGGCACGGCGGGAGATCCCGGTACCCTTGTCCTTGGCAGTGCGCACCAGCTCTAGCAAGTGCTTTTCATCGGGGGTTAGCACATCTTGGTTCAGCAGCACCTTAACCTTGGCGGTCAGGCCACACACCGCCTTGTCATAGGCCATGCCGCGCATGACCAGCTGCTCCACCATCTGCAAGATCTGTTTACGAGCTTCCGCTGCACAGCGCTGAGCAGCATCAGCATCCGCCAGAGTTACTTTTGTTTTCGCGGGCGTTTTAACCTGCACAACAGGCACGGTCGCGTTAAGGCGCTCTATGTTAAAGCGGGCTTCTAACGCTTTTCGGGCCACGTCAGGTAGCAGACCAATATGGTATTCCCAACCACCACCACGGCCCTTACGCTTGCGAGCAAGGGTAGTGGATTGCCAATCTGCGCGTTTTGCAAAACGGATAACAGCACTTTCTGTTTCCGGAATTATCGGCACGTTTAGGCTTGCTAGTTCTTTCGCAGTAAACCACTCGCGCTTTGCGTCATTGTCAAAAAGGGTTGGACCTGTTCCGCTCATTTCATTCTCCGCAAGTCTGCGTCACAGCTTTTCAGCATCTTCTTCAAGCGCTCCTGCTGGTCTTCAATCAACTGACGTTTAATCAACGGCAAGTATTTACGGTCCACCACAATCATGTCGGTGCCATCCAGCAGTTCATTCAAAAGCTCTTTGGAATTGAGAACCGCAACCAGCACCATCAGACGATACCCGGCAATGTTGCTTGCCTCCCGTGCCTCACTCGCCCATGCGTCCAGACTGTCGCGGCTAATTGCTTTGACAAGACTGTGGCAATTTCCTCTCGCGATCTTTGGTCAACTTTGAAAGCTTCAGAAAGAGCGCGGCAAACTTTGGCCTGTGCTGTGGCCGCACGAACTCGTGTCGGATCAAAGCGGGCTTCCACTTGCGGCGGCTGCCAGCTCAGTAAATCATCGGTTTGTTGGCAGCGGTGGGTTCTCATAGTGGGTATCCCGCACGGTAGGAGGCCACCGCGATACTCAGCGCACAAACCCAAAGAACGAAGGCGGCAGTGAAGGCACCAATGGCAAGCGCACTTGCAATATCTTTGAGGTGATTGTCGTGCCCCGCGTCATAATCAAAGCGCCGATAAAACCGCAGAGCGACACATCGTGTCACGCGAGCCGTTCTCATGCCGCCACCTCGGCTTCAGAAATTGGGGTGTCAGCAAGCAACTGCTTTTTCTGACTGGCGCTCGGGCCGTGTTTGTCGCTATTGTAAATGACATGAGGGGAACGCAGACGCCGGTTAGGCCACAGCTCCTCCAATGGAATACTGAGATATCTGGAGATTAGCTCCGCACCACGTCCGGTTCCGGTTTCCAGAGCCTTGGTCAACGTGGTACGGTGCATACCTTCTCTGGCCGCTATTTCGGTCAGGGTCCACCCTTTGCGGTGTAGCTCGGCTTTGATTGAATGCTTGTCCCACTTCATCTGGGGTGCGCGTTTTGTCATTGCATCTCCTTAAAAAGCGGACTGTTGCAGCAGCCGCTTTTTTATTCACCGTGCGTCTCACCTTGGTGATTTGCACTTGTTGGTAACGAATGAAAACAACATGCGTAATTTATCAACGCACATCAAGTGATAAATTACGCGTCAGAGTTATTTATGTTACGCAATTTGCGTATCAGTAGCTATCCTTTTGAATTTAAAGGGTAATAGCGTGCTCTAACTGTTGTGGGGAACTCTGACTTTGTGGTCAGTGTTTAGTGAAATGAACTCTGACGGCTTTATTCAAAGACTAGAACAGATCCAATCAGATAGCAGTGCGCGATTATTTGCGCAAAAAGCTGGCGTAAGCGAAGGAACGTTACGCAGTATACGCAAAGGATCGAGTCCGACACTTGAGACACTGCTGGCGATATGTCGCGGAGCGGGTGTTAATATAGGATGGCTCACCACCGGTGAGGGACCAATGCGGATTGGAGAGGAAATCAAGACACTAGAAGCGGCATTCATCACCATCCCACGCGTGGATATTCGGCTCGCTGCAGGCAGTGGTGCTCTGAATGGCGACAGCATCACGAAGGTCGAAGAGATCCCTTTCACAAAAGGGTTTTTAGGCGGAAAACTGGGAAAAGCCTCAGCAGACGGCCTCATCATCTTGACGGCTGGTGGCGATAGCATGGACCCGCTCATTGCTGACGGCGACTTGGTCATGGTCGATAAAAAGCGTAACATCCTGCAAGATGGCGTCTACGCCTTTGTTTTAGCTGGAATGGCTCGCGTAAAGCGCTTACGCCCAACAGCACTTGGCGATCTGGAATTGATCAGCCAAAATCCAGAATACGAAAATGAGCTTCTAAAGCGTACAGATCTGGAAGACTTCCACATTATCGGCAAAGTGGTCTGGTGCGGTCACCGCTTCGGGTGA